CTGCTGTATCAACGGCAACAACGCCATGGTCGGTGTACTGCTCACCATCGTCACCGAAGTCAACTTTAAAGCGCGGCTTGGTAAAGCCGTTGATGATTCCGACCAACACTTCTTCTTTGTCGTCATGGTCAAGCATCTTCTCAGAGACAAAGACCGGCTGACTTCCATTCTTGGCCTTTCCAAGAACTTCGATAAGCGCCTGGGCACCAACGATCAAGGAACGGTCAACCGCGTAAGTGGTTGAGAATCCGGCTGGTACGAGGTCGGTAGTGGTTTCGGTTTCACTGGTCTTGGAAGCACACCAGTTGATTGCATCGTCTGCGTAAAAGCGAATAGGCTTCGGCATCTTCACAATCAAGAAGTTTCGCCAGATTCCCACGTTACCGCGAAAAAGGTCTGACTTCTTGGCTGCGTTGGCTCTGGTGAGCGCCTGGGCCTGGAAGGTTCTGAAGTTGGTTGACTGCAGAAGCGAGTTGTACTGCAACTCAGAGACGAACCAGACACGCAAAGGCTCATCGTCTGCCATGGAGTCACCTTCAAACTTCACAGGTGCAATAGGCATTGCGCTTTCATTCAGGATTGCGCTCATGTGGTCAATCAGGCTGAAGTTGAATACATCCGTGGTGGCAATACCTACATCGTTACCACTGGCGTTCATCTGCTCGACATAGTTACCTGCGGCGAGATAATGACGGTTCAGGGTAGGTGCCTTAATGGAATTGACCACCAGCTTGGCAAACTTGCTGTGAGAGGCAAGAGGTACAGCCCACTCAGCGTTCATATGAGATCCACGCGCACCGGCCATATGAATAAAGGCCATCTGGTCGTTAAACCGAGACATCCAGCCAAGACCTTGAGAACGGGCAATGCTTCTCAGGGTATGAACGGTTCGCTGCTGACTCATGGTATCGCCAGCGTTAATGGGAAAACGAATCTGGTCAATCTTTGCAGAATCGTTGGTGAGCTTCATCTTTACGCCTCGACCTTCGGCGTACTCTCCGCCGACAAACGGAATACCGTTTACAGGGCTGATAAAGTCATAAGTAATTTGATCGCCACTCATGCGGCTAAGGTCTTTACACCTTACGAGCGGATAATCTGCTGAGGTCTGCATACGGAGCTTAGATTCCGCATCAGACTGTTTAGGGAAAGAACCTGCCATCTTATTGAGGGCAGTCTGTCGATTCATTGTGGCGGCGAACAGGCCAAGCGACTGACGCTTAATTGCTACTGGATCGCCAAAAGGTAATGTGGTCATGATAAAACCTCGTCGGGTTATCCCATGGGGCCACAAAAGGCGCGATAGGTAGAATCAAGGCAGCGGCTTAGAAAGCGGGTGCTATGATCGAATATTTTATTTTGGCTGTTTCGGCTGCTTCTTTATGCCAAGCTCTTTTTCAAGTAATCCGACAAAGAACTTGGCGGTACGGTAAAGAATCTGTGCTAATGTTTTTGCCGTCATTTAAACCGCCTTTGCCAGCCATTGATTAATTTGTTCTGGAGTCATGCCTTGCAACTTCTCCAACTGCTGATCTTCGGGAAGTGCGTTAAATGCCTCTTCTGCATCGTGTGCAGGATGAGAACCACCGGGTATATCAGATAACGATTGCACACCTTTTTTGTTCTTACCGGCCTTATCAAGTGCATCGGCTACTTTCTTGGCCGTTGCCTCTGGATCATCCTTCTTCTTGTCCTTCTCCGATGTATCGCTATCGGCTGCGGGTTGTTGGGACTCGTAAGATTTGATGATATCTGCTACCGCTTGAGGATCACCAGAACGGGCGGCAACCTGGACATATGAGGGTTGTTTCTCAAACCATGTCCAAAATTCATCAGTTGCTTTTACCTGCTCATAGTTCGGGGCAAGCTCTGACACTTTACCGTCAAACTCTGCCTGCCTTTTCTCTGCCTCGGTAGCTGCTTCGTCGGCTTTTACTTTTTCCTCATCCTTTGCTTTCAACTCGGAAAGCTCGGAGCGCATGTCTTTTATGGTCTTGGCAACATCAGGATAGTCTTCTTCCAGGTCGGCAAAAAGCTCGTCCGTTGCTTCAGTGTTGCCCTCGGCTGCATCGGTTTTCTGTGCCGCCTTGAGCTCATCCATAAAGGTCTTGTTCTCCTGGAGCATGTCATTAAGCTGCTGATTCTGCTCTTTCAACTCCTTCACAGAATCACGCAACTCTTTATGCTCGGAGTAAGGAATGGTGTGCTTACCATCAGCCGTCAATACAACTGGCTCCTTTCCCTGCTCATCATCCTCGGTGTTTTGAGAATCTTCGGCTTTTACTGCGCCGGTATCAGTCTCGTCGGTTGCTATGGAGGCTGGCGAATCTCCACTTTCCGCATCTGCATCGGCTGCTTTTGCAGCTTCATCGTCTGCGGTATCGCCATCAAGCTCAAGCTCATCACCGTTGAGAAAACTATTGTACTGATCTTCGGTAATCTGTCCTTCGTCGTATGCTGCTTGTACTTCTTCAAATTCTGCCATGTTCTTTGCTCCTTTCCTGATATCGCTCAGGCCGCGAAAATAGGAGGTTTATATGGTTAAAAAGAGCTTTACGCTCCTGCTTCACAGTCCTTTGAGTCTTTCCTGAGACTATTCATAAACTCAGGGATGGTAAGAGGTGGTGGATATTTCCACCACGTAACTTTCTCTCCTTTTTCAAAAGCAGAGAGTCTTTGCCAGCACGAATCATCGTCTCCGCGATAGTGAGACAGCATGAAAACGTTTCTGTAATTAGTCAAAGCAACAACCTTCTTACTCCATTTGTTTTTTTGACCCTTCGGTGGATCATTTGCCAATCTCCAAGACATTTTTTATACCCCTGCTTCAATACCATGATTCATTCCTTCATCAGCCTCTTGCATCGGTTCGGCCAATGGTTCCCGTAACTCTTCGACATCCGGTTCCTGTACCTTCGGTGAGAACATCGGAGAAGTATTCTTGTCCGGCAATGCCTCAGTGTTTATCTGCGCCTGTCCTGGTTCGGCAAGTAACGGGGCCGCGTCCTGGTCTTCATCACCGCTTGACTTCAAGAACTGATCTGCGGCCGGTGCTGCTCCAGGGTTCAAGATGGCTTGAATGGCTGCTTGGATAGCGCTGTACTTGGCCTCAATCCGGTCAAGAACATTCTTCACTTCAATCTGCTCAATCTTAGCTGAAGACTCGCGCTCCTTGATTGCAAGCTCACGGTCCTTCTGTTCGACCATCCATTTTGTTTTCGCCTGCTCAATGGCCTCTTTGACTCTTTCCTCGACCTGTTCCTCTGTAAGATTGGCTTGTTCGTTGATCTTCATGATGGCGGCAATGATATCGTCCTTATTCGGCACATTAGCGAGGTGCATGAGGTGTGGCATCATCACGGCTTGATACTGAGGCGGAGCAGACTTAAAGGCTTCAGAGAGCGCTGAAAGCTGCTGTTGTCTGAACGATGGCGTACTTGGTACTTCTTCAAGTGTGACCTGCAGCTTGGTTCTGGCTACATCGTTGGTAAGATATCGTTGGCCGCTCTGCTCGTCTTCTACTGGAGCGTTGAGAATGATCTGCTTATCTTCTTTAATCGGTGCGCCTGGTATGAAGACTTGTTCCTGCTGCCCTTCCATGTCTTTCACAATCATAGTGAGTAGAAGATCACCTACTTGCTTGCGTCCAAAGGCAAAATTATCATTTATTTTAGCCAAACCTTGAATCGATTGCTCAATGGCCTGACTCATAGCTCCGGCGTTTGTTGCCTCTTCTTCTCCTGAGAGTGCCGCCGAAACGCTGGAAATAGTTTTAACCACAGTACGAAGATCGAGAAGCCGTTGAAACTGTTGTTGGTTGAGCTGTTCATTATGTTTGACCTCAAATCGTGCGCCGCTCAAGGCCATATGTTCGTGATCAAGTTTAATATCAGCATCAGGACGGCCTACTTCCTGCCGAAAGACTTCATCGGTCATTTTAACTGCGCCGTCTGTTCTTTCAGTCCTGGTCGCAGAGAGTAGCCATTGCATTTTGGAGATACGGGCGTTTATTTCATCCTGCAAATACATCAACCAGCGAATAATGCCGTAAGGTACATTTGTTCGGTCTTCTCGTTTTCCCCAAAAAGGCACATAGTTGAAGGTGTTGAACTCTGATTGTTCGCTCTGCAGCCTATGAGGACCAAAGAAGAAGTGCTTATAAATCTTGGTTCCGGTTATCTGCTTGATTACATAGCCAGGAATACCATTACCAAAGGCTATTGCCGCCATCTGGTGTGCGGAGTTGGATTTATCAAACTCAACAATCCTGCCGTCAGGAGTTTTGATGACGGTCATTGGTTCCCATCGTCTTTCCAGTATTTCAAAGATGCATATTCGCCTGCTTCCTGGGGTGCGCCATTCCTGTTCTTCAACGCTCCAACCTCGTTCAATGTCCTGCGACTGATAGAGGTTTTCCATTGCGTCGGCATCATCTGAGGTGAGGTTGAGTTGGTCAAATGATCCCCAACCAGTACCGGACTGTTCGATAAGGTCTTTATGCTTGGGGAACATCATCTTGACGATATCAACATCAGTCCAGCGTCTACGCAGAAGCCAACGGGCATCTGAAAGGTCCGGCTCTTTAGCTAGAAAGTCCCACCAGATTTCATTACGGTGAACGGCTCTGCATCGATACGGATATTTAAAAGCATCTCCCTCACGGGAAACCTCAACCCAACCAAGGCCAACACCTATTTGTGGCTCATAGGCATCGGAGCAAGACCGATCTGCGCCACTTCTGCGCTCGGCCTGATTCAATTTAAAGTTGAGCGCTTCGGCGACTTGCTCTGATTCAGGGTCTTTATCTGCGTCCGGTTGTACTCGCCAGTCGGTGCGGTTTTTGGCTTCCATGCCGGTAAGATCATCAACTACAGGACCAATGGCGTTTTCAATGGAAGGTGGAATACCCTTAAGGGCAAGCTCGTTGAGAATGGCTGAATCAAGCTGGTTGCCATCTTTATAATCCATCTCACGGTTTGCTTGAACACGCCACGATGGTTGCTCCTGGATCTCATGCCAGATTTTAGAAAGGTCGTCGTGAGTGAATTGCTCTGCTTTGCTTTTACCAGCCATTATGCAGTTCTCCAGTTAAGTGGGGCTCTTGCTCTGGTTTGCACACCGGCTTGGCTTTCAACTATAGTTCCGTAGGCGTTTAAGCCTCTGACCAATGTTTCAAGACCGTCATAGCCATGCATAGCCCAATCGTGCTTTGGTCTGTCTTTCCAGCAGGCGTTTGCCTCATCCCATTCACGGCGGAAGTTTCTGAGACATGAAAGCCCTTTATCGCAACCCTTTTTGTCAATGAACGCTTTCGGAAGCCATAGCTTGACCTCGTTTATAGCTGAGCGCTTGTCGTCAATCCTGGGAATGATCTTGGTATCTCTCATTCCACCTTCTCTGAGAATCTTCTCAAGAGTCTTTGGTGGTGAAGCATGATCCTTCGCTGTTCCTCCGCGTCGAACTCCGAAGTCGTGAGGGAGAAAGTGATATCCCCAAATACAATCGTAATCGCGGTTTATTTTGTTCCAGTAATAGAGAACATCGTCGTCTGAACCTTCCAGGTAGCCAATGAGTCTTTCAGTGAACTGAACGCGCTGGTGAAGCCAAATGGTCATATTGTCGTTGAGCCCGTAATCCCATCCAGTGTTTACCGGAATACCATGCTCAAGCGGAATAGATGTTATCTGGCCTTTCTTGGTGATCTTGATAAGAGCTTTAGAGAGATATGCACCTTCGATTGCAGCTTCAAAGGCTTCTTCTGGAGTACCTGGATACTCGCGCTTCATGTCTCCTTTTTGCTGGTTCTCTTTTTTGGCGTACCAGGCTTTCTTGCGTTCCGAGAGGGTGAAGCCAAGTTCTTTCTCAAGTTCCCTGAAGTATTTGTCCTGATCTGGTGAGATATAAACGTTTTCTGGACCTATCTCGTTTTCAGTTCCTTCCCACCAGGCAAAGAAGTGAAATTTGTAATCAAGTTTAGTCAGCCCTTCTCCTGCGTCCTTCTTCCTCTTTGCTTCCTGGCAATCATCAAAGAACTCACCTGCATTACCTTCTGCTGTTGATTCATTGAAGATGATGTTTCCAGGGGCAAGAGTGTTCAGGGCTCCTGTCCGTATCTCTCTCGCTCTCTCTGGAAACCTGGCGGCTATTTTTCCCATTTCTGAGATATGAAGAAGTTGCAGTGTTCCGCCACGGTGAGAGGTGCCGACACTTACAGAAGATCCGTTCTTCCAGACGATTGACTTTTTGTTGTCAACTTCAACGGGGTACATCTCTTTGATAAAGTCTGGGAGCATCTCATAGGCAAGTGAGATTTTAGCCAGCTTCTTCTGTGCATCTTCAAGGGTGATATCGATGATTCCGGCTTCAGTACCGGAGTTAAAAAGGCAGTAATCAAGAATGAACATGGCAATGAGTGTGGAAAAACCTCGCTGCCTGTCTTTAAGGATGATGTTGAGAAACCACATTTCCATCCAGAATTTACGCTGAGAAGGATTGCGAATAAACTTAACGACCTTGCCAAACTTGTCTTTGACGTGATACAGGTTGTCTATTCGCCATTCTCTGTCTGAAAGGCGTTCTTTGATATACTCAAGGGATTGCTGTTCAGTTTTGGTCATTTGGTAATCCTATGGTTATACCGTCAATTTCATCTGCTATTTCGCTCAACTTCTTCTCTGTATATCCTTGCTTGTCGTCATCAAGGTTGAACGCCTGACGCTCAAGGGTGATGAGATTTTTAAGTGCTGCTGAAAGACTGACTGCTGTTGATGCGTTTGACTGAAGAGAAACTGCGCGGAGCATCATGTTTCTACGCTGAGGGTTTTCGTCGTTCTTTGTATCTTCTTCGATCTCTTCTTCAATCTCTTCACGGTTGGTGCAAACTTCGTCTAGTTGGCCAAAGAGCTTTTCTACAACACTGGAACCATGGGAAAGTTTCGCTCTATGACCACGGACAACTTCAACAGACCTTGCAGCTGCAACCTCAACAATCTCCTTCTCGGTCTGTGGGTTCGCAGTGCGTACTTCTGTGCGTACTAATTCATTGCGTACTTTCTCTGCGACCTTCTTTGAAAGATCTCGCTCAACTCCAAGCTCCTTCATTTTTTTACGGATAGCTCCGTCAGAACAGCCGTGTTGTCTGGCTATCTCACGAATAGAAAGTTGGTTGGCGCGAAACTCTCTTTCAATTGCTTCCCAATCGTATGTCTTTCTCTTTCCCATCAAATCCCCAAATAAAAAAGCCCCTACACGCGAATCCAGGGGAAGAATCGCATATAGGGGCTTTGGTCAGTCTCCCGATTAAGGGAGGGACACAAGGAAACCTATCAGGTACTATTATACAGTTTATACATCAAGATGCAACTATTTGTTGTTTTGCACCTTCTCTTCCATGCTCAAATTAAAATAATTCTGAAAGGACCAAGTTAAATCACTGTTCCGAAGTCCGCCACAATTGAAGCTCAGTGTAATGAGAACATCGCCGGTATGTCCTGTTTGTTCGAGGTGGTCATACAGGACTGAAAACTTTTTAAGAGCGTTTTCTTTTTTCTTTTTTTTGTCTGGCATAGATAATGATTGGTTTAGCTATTATCAGGGCAAATTTACCTGTTAATAAGTGGTTATGTAGAAATTATCCTGGTTATTCCGTTGAGCACATGCCTCATGTTACTTGCGCTTATGGAATCAAGAGTCATTCCGTTGTTTTTTAACACCCTTGCAGCCTTTGTAAAATCTGGCTCCGGAAAGACTGCCAATGGATACGCTTTTACCCATGTTTCTATCTGGCTTAGCTTATCCTCTGCAATTTCAATCCAATCTTGCATACAATCAGGACATATGGCCTTGTCGTCACCGCAAATGCACTTATAGAGCTTCATAACCACACCTTTGAGCGGACGTGAATTATAGCGGTTCTTCGTGGCACGCCCTAGCCACGCCGCTCAAGTCATCGTTAGCCGACAAGTTTAAATGTCTTTCCGGTTTCCCTTCCACCCCAGTGAATACAAAAAGCATATTTCCAAATCTGCACCCACAACTCTCTGGTTCCAAGCCAGAAACGGAACCTGCTGTGTTTAAACCTGGAAAAATGTGTCTCTCTGAAAGGGTCAAGTCGGCCAACCAAGCGGTCAATCGGACTTGCGGAGTTCAGCGGTTTTCCCGTCTTGCTTGCTTCTGAATTGTCCATAGTTTTATCCTCATTTACGGGCTATGCTTCCGCAAGCCCATTACCTAAATCGTTAACTTCTATACGATTTTGAAATATTCCGAATATCGTTGATGTAAACACAACCATTGAATAGCCAACCAGATATAACAACTCCCTTGCCTTTAAAGGAAAATGGTTTCCCATTGTCTTTTGCTTTTTGCATCTGTTCTGGTGTTACCATTGCTTTTTCAATTAGTTTTCTATTAAAAAACGGTTCCATTTTGCCCACTCAAGAAGTTAACAAGCAAATCCACTGGACGCGAAGAAGCACGTCGTTTTTAATTCAACCACTGGGCACGCCAGTGATCTCCACGTTATACATTTCCACCAATACAGCGGTCAATCTCACAGTCTGTGTCTGTGTCTGGTGTGCGACATTCATCTTTCTGGAATGTCTTTACTCTGCTTATCAAAAGCTCAACACTTTCAAGGTGCTCTAATCCACATCCCAATTTAAGACACTCGTTGTGGTATGCCTCAAGGGTCGGCACTAGAGCTTTGTCCTTGGCACAAAAAAGCATCGAATTTTCTTCTGTGTAATGTTTTCCTTTGCATGGGTTGATTGCTAATATTTTGAACTTTCTATCTATCATAATTTCACCTTTGATTTATTGTATAACACCCATTCAACCCACCACGAAAAACCGCAGTCAAGGCAGGTAAATTCAGCATCCCCTCTTGCGTCCTCTATTAAATAGCCGTTATGGCTTTTGCACTTTCTACAATCCGTTATTTGCCATCTGGTGGCTTCGGCAGGTAACCCATCATTCAACGAGGACTCGCTCTTCTCTGCGAGTTTTTCCCACTCAGCCTGTTCTTCATGGGTTAAATTTTCTTCTTGTTCAATGTTCATATTCGCTCACCTGTTAATTTAAACGTTAGCTATACTTAACTGGTTCAGTATTACCTGGAACATACAGAG